TTAAATTCATAGATCGGCACTGAATTCCCCAATCTGTGCAACTGTCATGCAACTGCACACTGTGCATTGCAGCGTCTCTACCCCTGGTGGCAATAAGTCCGTAATTCTGACAATCAGCTGCGTTGTTACCTTTTTGCATAATCGACACTCAAATTGCAGTTTGTCCATAAGTGGATTTCCTCAAATTCTCAATAGGTTGCAGATTGATTTGCGTGACCCACCAGTTTGGTTGCTTGGAATGGCGATAACGCGGCTTTTTGGCTATTGCTACGGGAATCCACCCTGCAATGAAGTAATGCGGTGATTTGCCAGTCACCAGCACTGCAATGTCTGTTGTGCGGTCGTATTCGTGAACGATCAATTGACCGGCAACATACTTAGTCCACTTGACTTCAATGCCATTGCCGACGTCGGCTTTGACTTTGTATTTTGGCTCATGTGGGTCATAAGCAACACCCAGATATTTGGCAACAACCCATTCACTGCCGATCGTTTCAGCCCATTCGGCAATAAATTCAAAAAACCCGATTTCGGTGTTGTATCGTGCAGCGTCATTGACTTGGTTGTCACCGTCAATTGAGAATTGAATTGCTGCCTTTAAACACTCAATTTCTTCAGCCCGTGTTAGCTGCATTTTCACCTGCAACCACCGCAAAACCACAATAGTTTTTCGCCGCGTTGCCCGCGTTGATAGCCAAATTCGTCAACCTTTGCCAGCATTGAGCATTTGTCGCATTGTTCCATTTTGTATTCGGCTATTACTTCACCGTTTTGTAATAGTTTGCAAATGCGGGTTTGCGGATTGATTAGTTCAATGTAATCACTCATAAATGCAACCGATCTTCACAACGCTTGCAAAAGAAAACGACCAATGAATCATCACGGTCATACTCATTGACTTGCGTGAAATCGTCACAATCTGAACAATTTTCTACGCCGCCGTAGCCGCTGAAACTGTAAATTTTGCCGTCTGGTGATGTGTAAATCTTTTTTAGATCGAAATCGCTCATAATTGTGGTTTCCATGTTCCGTCGCTGGTAAATACGTACCAAATAGGGTCGCACTGGTCAGGCTTGCGCCCAACGCATGAATAATTTGCCCAATCCTTGCCCGCCTTGCTAGTACCAGTACGCCAAACGCGGTGACCATGACGGCATTGCGGTGCTTCAGCGACCAATTCGCCACCTAGTTGTTTTTTTATTTTGTCCATTGATGAACCCAATGACGGGATTCCAGCCTGCTCAGCGGCTTCAGCGGTTTTATGGCTAGGCACGTCACCAAATTTGGTCGTCCAATAATCATAGTCCTTTTCAGCGTTAGCAATTTTGGCTGGTGTGTTTTCGATCTGTTCCATGACTTCCCGCACGGTGCGCTCAGCCCCGCCCATGACAAGTTGCTGGACGCGCATAATTGCTGAAGTTGTCGTGTCCTCTACGAACCAGCGTTTCATGTTTGGCTGGTATGCAGCCTGGTAGCCGTAGGCGTAATCAATGCCCGCTGGCAAAATGTCGTCATGATTTTTAAACGCTTTTGCTTCAACTAAGACATAACCCTTTTCAGCACTAAATTCAACAATACGGGTTTCAATTCGCCCCGTTGGGTATGTTGCCAACCAGCGTTCCAGACGCTCACGGCTTGCCTCGTAATTGTCCAGGAATCCCATTATTTAACCGCCTTATTTGCAATGTGGCGAACCATTGCCTTACGGCGTGCAATGCCTTCACGCTTGCCCTCTTTGAATCCTTTTGCGTAACCCGCCGCAGCTGAAATCACCATAAGAATGATTGCCAACACCAAACGACCCAATGTTTCAGGGTCAAGTAGATCAAGTACCATTTTTGATTTCTCCCGAATCTAGGCGGTAAGTGTTACCACCTGCCATAAGGGTGAAGCACGATCAACGCGCCGTCAAGAACCTTGCGTGTTTGTCGGCGTGTCTACGGGCTTTGGCTTAGATTTCAGTCCGTTTCCAGCAAGTACACCGCCCAGCGAACCAGTCAAGAAAATTGCCAGGGTTTTCAATAAATCAATAAACGCTGCGTCGTTTGGTGCTTGCGCGCTAACTGGTTGGGTCACAAAAATTAGGGCATAAGTAATGCCCAATGTAACAATAAGAAAAACTGCCGCCAATGTTGAGCCAATTATCAAAATCAGCTGCGCGTGGATTTCTTCGGGTGACTTACGGCGTGCGGGTCTGTTCCGATTCAATTCCAAGTAGGTCGTCAGTGCATGTTCCAGTGGGGAGACATTGCGGTTTTTGGCAATGCGTTTTTCCCCAGTTTTCGAATTCTTGACATTCATAGCGCACCCAACCCTGATAACCGCAAGCGGTGAGCAGTAACCCGCACGTGAGGGCTACTGCCACCGCCGCAAGTTTCCGAGTCACTTCCCCGTAGACCCGAAACTTTTGTCATTTGGATTTAACCAACGCAAGATCACTGGTGCAACTGCGGCAATGCCACCCATTGCAATTGTCTTTGGGTCGGTTACGCCCGCCATGTATAACGCGAGCGCGGCTGCCATAAATGAGCGCGCCCATGAGGCGGCTACGGCTTTGGCTTGGTCCATTTTTTTGTCTCCTTCTTTGGTTTGTCTCCCGAAGTTGGAACTGCAACCGTTGGAAATTCGCCCTTGTATGGGACAAACTTTGGAATTCCAAAACCAACGATTTCCTTGCCTTCACCATACGAACGCACCTTAACCATGACCATTCCGCCATTGCGTTGGTCGCCTGTCCCGCTGGTGTTGCCTTCGATAGTGACGCAAGTCTTTGAATCGATCAAGCCCACAACAATTCCAATGTGTGAAATTCGATCAACGCCGTCATGTGGAAAATCCATAAAAGCCAAATAACCCAATTGTGGCATGTTTGACCAACGTTGGATTTCTTTGAATTTGTGTGCGCCTTGCGCCGTGCCAACGACTGAATGAATCTTCACACCTGCCTGCGCTGCACACCAATTGACAAATGAACCGCACCAGGGCAAACCGTCAGCCTTTGTAAATTTGCCGTATTTGGTCAGGTTGTCGCCTTCCTCAACCGTTCCAATTTCAGCTGCGGCGACTTCGATCAATCGCGCGTTTGTGCCCGCTGGATAAGTCATGCAAGCAACGCTTCCGCTTCTTCAGCGGTCAATCCTAGTTTTGCCAATACTGCCTGACGTGCTGCCAATTTTGTTTCGGCTTCCGCTTGGGCTGCTGCAAACGCTTTTGCACGATCTAATCTTTCTTTTGTTTCAGCGGCAGTTTCTTCGCGTTCTGTAATTGTTTCTTCGCCTGTTTGAACGTTGAATTCTTTTTCTGTTATTTTCATTTTTTCTCCTTATGCGCTCGTATAAACAAATAGTGTGCCGCCATCAAAATTTCCGTCAGTGCTAAATGCTGAAACTGATGTAATTACTGAAGCACTATTGTAAAAACCACCTAAATTATAGGAAACTTGCTGATCACCACTGCCAGCATTACCAGCACCAGCAGCCTGGAACATTTTTACACCTGACGAATTAGCACCAGAAATTAAGCAATAACCGTTTCCAGTGCTTGCAGCTGAACTGCTAATTGCAAAAACGTTAATGCGATTTTCCGTAGAACCGTCACGCGAACTGCTAATAGTTTTGGCATAAGTAGTCGGGAAAACCATTTCCTCACCGTAAAACCTATAATTAGCTGCGGTGTCACCATTTAAGCGAACGGCAATAATTGAAAATGCATTTGCGGCACTGACTGCGCCTTGAAATAAAACCATAATTTTATCGGCATTGGAAATGCCTGAAACCGTCACTGTTGCCGCACCAGTTAAGGAAGTCCCACCTGTGTTGACCAACGTCCAATTTGCACCGCTACTTGGAATAGCCCATTTTAAACCTGTTGCAGTGGTTGAGTCAGCAGTCAAAACCGTATTGTTAGCACCCACTGCCAAACGGGCGGGTGTTGACGTACCTGTTGCGGCGTAAATGTCGCCTTTTGTTGTCAGCGTGGCTTTTTGAGTAGCCGCGTCGGCATTTGTTTTCATTTGTGTGTCAACGCCTTGCAACGCAACATCAAAATCAGCTGGTAAATCGGTGACCAAATCAGTCGCCGTTGGTAAAACGAACCCATAATTGGTTGTTGGATTTGCCATTTCTTCCCCTTTTCTACGCCACTATTGTGGCAGATTCCCAGTTTAATGTCGGCGACACGGTGTTCCATTTTTCGGTTATTGGCACGTCATTCCAGCGCATTGCCTGCAATGAGTAAGCCAACGGCGACAACAACAACGTGACCGATAGTTGGTTGTAACTGGCATTGAATGACCAACCTTCGACGAATCCCTGAAATGTGCCTGAATTCATGTTCAGGGGCAAATTGGTCAAGGCAATTGCCTCACCCATAAAAACGTTTAAAAGGTCGTCTCGGTTTGCGTCGTCAATTTCAGGGTTTGTCAAATCAAACGTAATTGCGCTAAAAATTGGCTCGGGCTGGGCGCGCAAGGATAAATAAAAATTTGCCTGGGCAGTTGCGTCAGCACTGTTGTGAAGTGTTGTTGTGATGATCTGCGCCAATGTGCCAAATTGGGCAATTGAGGCTGCGTCACTGGCAGATTGTTCACTGCTGCTGGTAGCGCCGTATTTAATAGTTAATGAATTGCGCACGTCACCCACACGGGTTTGAATCTTCAATCCACGTCCGCGGGCGTGCCTTGCATCAATGTCAACATAGCCGTTTGCAGTTAAATAATTGGTTCGG